CAACGCGCCATCGAGCCATGCAAACGGCTGTGAATTGAGCTGAACACCACCATGCCCTGCTCAATGAGCGCCATGGTTGTGCCTACAGGCTGGTTAGGGTTCTGGTCAGAGAGCTTCTCAAAGGACGTTTGCACCACGCCCTTGCCTGCGTCTACGAGGAAGCCGAGAAGTTGGAACAGAGTTGGGCTGGGACCGTTGAACGGCAGTGGCATCGCCAGCTTGCGCACGTCATCAATCAGCGCTCCACCCTCCATCTCAACGACTTCTGTCGGCTGGACGTTGAGGGTTTGCCCTCCTGGACCGCCTTTGAGCTTGAGCAGCGTGGGGACGTTCTGAATGTGAGCCGAGTCAAGCAGGGCGCGGAGTGCGCCGGTGGCTGCACCGCTCAGACCGCCAATCATGTGCGTCAGACCGATAGGGTACGCACCGCGCCAAGGCACGAATGGGAACTCCACAATCCAATCAAGCTCAAGCTGACGGTCGTCATCAGGCTCCCAGTTACGGTACAAGCCCAAGCCGAGGTTGGTCGTCTTGTCAATGCTCAGAATGTACGGCTCGGGACCATCACCGAAGTCGAGGTATGTGTAAACTTCAAAGATCGTGCGTAAGCCGTCTTCGTTGTAGCTCAGGTCTTTGCGTCCCTCAATCTTGTCGTTAGCCTGAGTGGACTTGCTGAACTCGGGATCTTCCGGCATACCCAAGTCAACGTCGCGGTACATGCCTGACTTGACACGGCGCTCGTATTCAAACTTCGTAATGTACTGCACGTGCGTCTTACGCTCGGCGGTGTAGAAGTTGGTCGCCGCGAACGGCAGGTAGACGTCATCAATAGCGATGAACTCTGCGCAGGGGCGGCGGTGGAGCGGGTTCCACATGAACTTCATGTACTGACCGCCGCCGAGCGGGAGCTGCGTGCTCAACTGCTCAAGCTCGCCACGGAACTCCACCATCTGCTCAGTCGTCTGCCAGTTCATGAAGTCCGCTTTACGCTGGGCTTTCTGAACCTTGGACTTGTCTTTCTCGCCGAGGATCTTGCTCTTTACGGGACCATTGGGCGGGAAGACCTCCTTCATGAAGCGGGCAGAGAAGTCCACGCACGCCTCGACGAGCATTGGGTGCACGACCTTGTTTGCGCCGGTGAACTGAGCACCTCCAGGAGCATCATCACCTAAGCCGGTGCGACGCAAACCCTCCTCGTACTGCTTGTCGCGCTTCTCACGAGCCTCTTTGTCGTTGCCGATCTTTTCTACGAGGTCGCTGATGGCGGTCTTGAGCAGGTCTTGATCGACCTCCTCGACGATATTGGCAAAGTGGGCGAGCTTTGTCGCGTGGTCGGTGTCGTTCTTCTCACGCAGGATTGCGCCACCGTCCTCAGTGTCCTCGACCTCGTTGTCAACGTCCTCAAGCTGAATCGTTTCGCCTTCAGACATTTCGTCTTCTAATCTTTCAGTAGCCATTGCTTACCTCACATAAACTGGTTGAGTATTGCGTCCACGCGACTCGGGTCGTACGCTGTGACGCTGCCGCCTTCGGCGTAGTTACGCGGGGCGCTGATGCTGTTGATGATCTCATCGACTTGGTTCGGGTCGTAAGACACTGAGCCACCCTCGGCAAAACCTTTGCGCGTCAAGAACTCAACGGCTAAAGGGTTCATCGCCTTGTACACGTCTTTGTTGGACACCTGCGGTGCGATGTTCCTACCGCTGAGTTGCAATTCACCTCTGCCCAATCCTTGCGCTTTGCGCAGGTCAAGCATCGCCAGCGGCGCTAGGTTCTCAGCGAGATCACCCATAGTGCCACCGGCTTCAAAGTATTGGCGGAACCGAGGGTCATCCATGACCGACTTGAACGTCCCTTTGCTTCCGGCTCGCTGGAGTTCGTACACGGCGCTGTTCAGCGCTCGGCGGTCAAACACCTTGCTCGGATTGTCAGTAGCAAAGAACGAGTAAGACGTCGGGACGCGCTCGGCTAAGTTAGCAGGAGACGCGATAATCGTACGCAACTCCCTGTTCTGTTTTCCTGGGAAGTACTCATTAGCGGCGAACCTGAAGTCTCCCTCGCTCGGTGCGACGTCAAACGCAGCTTGTGCTGCGCGGGGATGCGTGTGAAAATCTACGATAGGTCTGTCGCCCTTGACAGCGCGTAAGATGTCAAGCTGGTTCGGGTTTACAGAGTCCCAGTCCCCAGACATGATCGTGCCTGCGGGTCCTCGGTCACTAGAGCCGACGACGGAATGCTCAATGTCTTTTGAAAAAGCCCTGCCTAACGCTTCCCTGATCGTCTTAGCCTGAGCGGGGGCTTCCCGTGCGACCAGCTTCATCAACGAGGTTATGTTTCCGGCTTGAGCTTCTGCTGGCGCACCGGAGATGACTGCGGCGGCGAGGGTCTTGCCGACCTTGCCAAACGGGAGCAACATAGAAGCCAAGTCAACTGCGTCCTGCGGCATGAGGCTCGCGTTCAGCTTGTCGCCGATGTCAGACTTCTGGCTACGCTTACCGGCGTTGGGATAGATGCCAAACGCGGCTTGCTCATCTGCGTCAACCGAACCACCCTCCTTGTAACCTTGCTTACCCGCGTCAGGGTTGACAAATGCGCGGAACTGGCTCTCACTCATGAAGCGCGGTGCGTCAGGATTGAAGTTCGTGGCGTAGTTGAACTTGTCCATCCGCTCATGCGGCAGGTCGTAATCCAAAACATCCGCAAGCGCTTTCTGCACGCCAGACGGGTTACGCAGATCTACGATATCGTAGTGGTGCAAATCTTTGACCGCACCCCACTCACCAGCGTTTAAAAACTTGAGCACCGACTCGGTAATCTTCTCTTTATACGCAGGGTCGCGCTTTGTGTACTCGCGGGCGCGTTCACTGCTGAAGGCGTTCTCAACCGGCTTCAACTCGGTGATGTCGAGCGGAGTTACACCTCTTTTAGGTAACATGCGCTCGGCTTGCTCATACACGCTGTTGAGAATGTCACGAGCGGCTTTAGGTAGCTCGCTCTCAGCGCCCGCCCCCAGCGTCATCGCTAAGTCTTCCGCATCTCCGAAGCCTCGGTCCGACAGAATCTGCCCCGCGTTGCGGTAGATCTGATCAGCGATGGCGTCTTCTTCGTCAAGCACATCACCTAGCTCTAAACCTTTGTTCTTAGATTTGGTGATCATCGCCTGAGCATGAGGGCGACCCTCAGCGTCAATCAGAGTTGTCAAGCTGTTTTCACCTGAGCCATAACGCTTGGCGAGACCCTCTCCCTGCGTACACCAACCGGCTTGTCGACCGAGCGTTGTGCAGAGCTTCATAGCCGAATCGTCAACAGTCGCGGGAATGTCAATCCACTTCATTCCTGGCTCTTTGACGAATGACAGCTGCGCGTCAGGGATCTCAAGTTTCGGCGTGGCAGTCAGGTTACCCATCATGTCTTCTAGCTCTGCGTCAGATGCCGATTTGGCTCGCCACTTGTTGACTGCGTCAACCTTCTCCACCATCTGTTTAACCGATAGTTTGTCAAGCTGTTGAGGCGTCAAGCGTAACGCGGCGGGCAAGCCTGACTCGGGGTCAAGCATGTTCTGAATCTCATCCGCCATGTGACCGAACCCGAGGTTCTCATTGAGATCCATCGTGTTGTCAATCTTGTAAATCGGCGTCTCTGGGTCGAGCTTCTCAATCCACGGATTACGCTCTGCTCGTTGCACAGCCCCCTTAGCGCCTTCCATGCTGGGTTTTTCCCGCGCCATACGAAACTGCTCTTGATAAGCTCCGGCAGGGCTTGACGTGATCTCCGTGTCCGCGAGGTTCTCCCACAACTCGGCTTTGCGAGTGTTGGCTTCCATATCCTCGGGATAACCCGCGTCGGCGTGCTTTTTAGCGGCGAACCCTTCCTCAGGGTAGCCCGCCTTGCGGCGCATAGTCGCCGTTTCCTCAGGCAACCATGCACCGAGTTCTTCAGCAGCGTTACCAGGAATGTGCGAATAGCCTTCCTCGTGTGCGAGACGGATTGGGTCGTCCGGTGTGCCCATCTCGTTACGGATGTACTTTTCGAGCTTGCTGTCAAGCCACTTGTTGACCGCGCCCCTCTCCTCGCCGACGAGCTTGTTCAAGACGTCAGGTCGGTTTTCCCGCAACCATGGGACAGGGTATTGGTAAACACCTTCGTCAATCATCTTTGACCAAAGGTCTTCACCGGCGGCTTGGTTGATCAGATCTCCGCTGATGACTTCAGGATTGCGCTTTAAAGGGTACACCGACATTTTCACGCTATCTCTTGAACCGAGCGTCGGTGCCCAATTACCACCCTTAGGCTTCACGGCATACGACTTCAGGGGTGAGGTTACGTTCTGAACAATGTCGCGGGCAACGTAAGGCGCGGTCTGCACGAGGTTGGTACCCACGCGCTTAGCAAGGCTGGTGAGGGGCGGGGCGACCAACATCGCCGCTTCTGCCGTATCATCGGGCAGCAGTGGGACGTTAGCCTTGTTGACGTTGGTGATCGGTTGCCCGTAGCTCAAGCGCTCAGCAGTACGAGCGAGCGCCGGTACGCCGAGGAACTCCATCGTGCCCTGCATCTGCTGCGTGCGCTGAGGCGAGTAAGTCTGCTTCAGGAAGTCGGCAATGCGACCGAGCGCGGCGTTCTGCGGCTGTGCGCGCATTGAACCGCCGTCGTAGTAGTTCGTCTTGACAAACCCGCCGTCTGCCCACTTGACCTTGTTAGCCCAATACGCTGGGCTGCTCGGACCCTTAGCGATGTTCTTTGCGTGACGTGACTTGAACGAGGCTCGCTTAGCCTTCATGCGGTCGGACTCGCCCTCCTTGGGCTTACCCGCCGTGCTAGCGCCTTGCTCGCCGAAGCGAATGATCTTCTCCTTACCGTCCACCTTCGTCTTGACGATGTGTGACTTGGTAGGATGATTGGGCGTGCGCCGTGGTTGATTCAACGGCAAGCTGTCCTTGTCAACGCGGTCGGTCATTTCTTCCTCGCTGCTCTCATGTTGTCGACGAGGTTGGGGTAAGGGCGTCCGGCGCTCTTTGCTGCTGCCTTAGCGGATGACTTAGCCGCTGGTGACAGCGTCTTGCTCTCGCCGAGGCTCTTTGGGCGGGCTTTGTCCCATACTGGTTTCTTAGGCTGCATACGGATTTATCCTCGGTTTGTTGGAGATGCGTGGCTCGTCAACATCACGCGCTTGCGGCAACTCAAACCATCCGTCATTCTTGAGGTAGATGATCGCCTGCGTAAAAGTGTCAACTTAGTCATCATGCTCCGCTACTGGGAACTTGCCCAATTGTTTGAGGAAAGCCCCCGCCCAGCTCACTGGTTGACCGAGGTTCTTTCCTGATTCTGGTACCCACAACAATCCCAGCTCCAAGGTGGGGGCGGCTTGGTGCGCCCGTGATACCTTATCAGCCTGACCTGGATTATAGCCCACGGCTGGCACTTTCGCCAAGCGCAAGTCCTGCAGCAATGATTGCCCACTCGCCTTCGCTTCCACCAAGATACGGTCAGGGCGCTTCGCTCGGGAGTATGGCGAGTCCTTCGTCATCCCGCCGTATTCAGTCGTCCAGTCTTTCACGGCTCGTGCCCGCAGGTCTGGATAGCTCAGGTGTTCATCCCACGCATCAATCAGCATCGCATTGCGTGCGCCCTTGTGCGTGAAGATCGCCCAGACCGAGCAGGCGGTCGGGTCGCCGGTCGTCTTCTCGGTGAACGCACAGTCGTATGACTGCAGTATGTACTCAAACGGCGGCAAGCCGGACTTGGCTGGCCATAGGTTGAAGTGCTTGACCTTGAGGATACCGCCCTCGCTCGGCGTTGGGTCTTGCTGCAACTGACCCGCCGTTCCGTATGTGCCCAACAACTGCTTCAGCGTCGTGATCTCTTTCTCGCCGAACCGCTCGGGGCAGATCAGCTCGCCCTTCTTCTTGCGGGGGTCGTACGCCCCGAGCTTGGTCTTGCGCACCTTGCCGTCGTACTCGGCGGGTATGCAAATGTGCTCCCAACCCTTGATGTCATCAATGATATGGCCGCTGATGTCCCGCTCATGCAATCTTTGCATAACGGTAACCATGGCGTCCGTCTTAGGATTGTTGAGCCGAGTCGACCACACCATGTCGAACCACTCAAGGTCAGACTCCCGCATGACCTCGGACTGCGCTGCCTGAGCACCATGGGGATCGTCAAGGATAAGGCGGGAGCCGCCCTCACCCGTTGCCGTGCCACCAACTGAGGTAGCCAGCCTGTAGCCTGTCTTGTCGTTCTCAAAGCGCTGCTTGGCGTTCTGGTCACCGGCAAAGGCGAACATGTAACCCCAGCGCTGCTGGTACCAGTTCGATTGCAGCAGCCGCCGTGTCTTTAGGTTGTCGCGGGTACTAAGGTTGCCAGAGTACGAAGCACACAAGAACTTCTGGGCGGGGTCGGTGAGCCATTCCCAC